AGCGTAATTGACATTGATACAATTAAAAACTGTACCATCCGCATCTGTTCCAAAAGCATTTACATATACAGCACGGTCTGTTATGGTTGTATTATTGACATAAACCCAAGTATTTGATGCACATGAAATGTTGCTACCAAAATCCCAAGTGCGTTGATATAGAGGTTTGCCATCAATCCAAATACCAATTTGCACCTCATCCTCAGAATAGATAAAAGGTGTAGGTGCAAGTAATTCGGTACTACCGCCGCCGCCTTGCACAGTTTGCCACGTTCCATCACCACGCAAATACTTTTCATTGTCCGTTGCCGTAGGTGCTGGTACAAGTCCTTTAGCACCAGCATTTGTGCCATCTGCGCCTGTCATAACATTGCCAGCATTTTCACCGATGTTATAAAGTGCGGTTGACAATCTGCTCATGGAATTTTCAGACATTAAATTGACATTTCCATCATATGTTTCACTTGAACGTGATGGGTTATTCCCCGCTAATTTGTCAGCGATATATTCAGCGTTTGCCGCAGCTTGTTTAGCCGTACTTTCTTTCGGCATAACACATTCATCATCAGGTACAACGCCGGGAACATCTATTGTACCCGCCGCCATTGCCGCCCACAGTTCAGCATAAGAATTGAACGAATAATCAGGTTCTATATCAAGAAGTCCATACATAAGCGTTCCTGTACCAGTAGCCGAATAATAATACAAGGTGTTTTCACGCTTCCACATGGTATTACTAAATTCATTATAGTAATTAAAATATCCTGCATATTTAACCCATGATTGACCACTCAAATAAAACCGATCACCAACACTTTGTTGCAATTTTGCCACAACATAAGTTACCTTTGATTGTCTCCATTTTCCATCTAAATAATAATATCTAGGGTTTCCATGATCCAAGTCGGGAATAGTACATATAACAAAAGGATATGGCATACTAATACTGACTTCAAATTTTGCCCAATCATACCCTTGTGGTTCATTAAAATTATGTTCCCACATCTTAAATTTTCTTGTTACTGTTGTCTGATTATATGCTTTCTTATTTGTCGCAATAATCTCATTATTATCACCAAAATCAAACACCATATCATTTTCATTCAGGGCTGTTGTTGCATTTTGGCTAGCCCTGTCTGTGCTTTTCTGTGTTTTGTTCCTGACCATAACCATTGACGGATCAACACCAAAGCCCTGTAATTCAGTACCGCCGTTATGAGTATAGGTATAAGACATAACACAACCAAAGCTGTCATTTTCAGAGTTATACAACCCACCGCTAAATTGTATAACATCACCCAAATCATAAATACAGCCACATACAACGTTAACATTGAACGGCGTGTAGGAGATGTCATTCAGCGCACCAAGAACAGCACGGCGTTCGTTATCCCGTGTTGTTAAATTACTATCCATCAGAATAGGATTTGCACCCAAAACCATATCTGAACCATCATCACCTAAATTATCATAAGCATTATGCAACCAATCTATTCTTTTTAATAATTGCTTTAACTCTTTTTTCAGCGGCTTTAACTCAGCATTTATTTCAGCAACAGCCGCATCATACTCTTGCTGTGTGCATTCATGGTTATCAAGTTTTTGTTTCCACTCAATAAGTGCCGCCTCTAAATCATAAATTCGTGCAACATCTGCATCAATTTCATCTTGCGTTTCATGTATTTCTTCTAATAACGCCGCCGAATCATAGCCATAATAATCTTCGGTATTATCATCAAGATTTTCAAAATAAACGCCAATATAATGCGTGATATAATCGGCAAACGTGGCACCTTCAATTCTATGCACATTGCTGATGGTATCAACAACATTCTGCGTATACGGACGAAATTCAAGCTGCCCTGCCCTGTTCATGGTTGCGAAACAACCCAAAGTCTGTGCCACCCAAAACAGCAAATCACGGAGCGTGGTGATATCGTTGGCAAATTCTGCCTTTTTGCCTTTTGAGCCGTAAATGTTTATCCCGGTGCGGTCACCATTCGGCAGTGCCTCGATCTGAGCGTGTGACATTCCGCATACTACTCCGGCATCAGTGCAGAGCTGGTCAATAATGTTGGTCATGCCGGAGAGATTCATGAAATGAGACTTGCGAAATTTCTTGTCAAACTTAATCATGTTATCGTATGCCGTCACCTGCACGCCATGATCCGTGTGTTTTGCCTCTTTAATTTTGTAGATCCCAAGCGGCACACTCTCCCATGTATTGTTGCCCAGATTGAGCGCAAATGTCGGTGTGATGGTCTTGTTGATCCACTTGCCCCACTCAATGTTAATCCCGGTAAATTCGCATGTTAATTGCCCCACGTAACAGGATCCTAAAATCACATCATTTGTGTCGGTTGATTGATTGGATATAGAAAAAGAGCCCTGCACAATGTTAGCTTCGGAAAATGACACGCTACCGATGGTGCCAGTGATCCGGTGCTCTTGTATAGGGCTCTTCATTTGTTCTTTAAACGCATTTGATACAGAATACATCAGAATGCCTCCATGTCAAAAGATAATTTATATAATCCGTTGGTGTTTGAAACGTACCTGGAATCCTTGATCCGCTCATAGATGAAAGAATCGTCATCGATGAACATGGTATAGGTTCCCATGACTTCAGATCTCGGCTCATAGATATTGACTGTGATGCTGTTTGCGTCACGATAACCGATGAATTTTTTGAGCCACCGGGAAGTGACCGTGAAAGAACATGACACACTGAGTCTGGAAGCCCTTGTGACTATCTTTTGGATGCCACCAGCTTCCGTTTCAAATGTGTTCGTTATTTTTTTAGGGTTCTCTTCCCAGGTATCCGGGTATGGAATAACTTCATTATTTATAGTGATAGGATAGGAGCTCAGCATGTTACCTTCCCCCGTTTCTGTAGTTGTTCATCTGATTGGCAGAAACAACCGCCTGAGCAAACTTCTGCTGTCCGATATAAACCGGAACAGTGATGTTACTACCTGCCGCAGCAAGCCTGCCAATGCCACTGTTAATGCTTGCAAGTTGCCCGGAATAATCAGGGTTAATCTGCCGCGCCATAGTTCCTGCCACATTCTGCATTGCGGATGCCACTCCCGGCACTCCAGCATTGATCTGATCTGCCATCTGATTCATCATGTCGGGCATCCAACTGTTGAAATTGGAAAGCGGACCAACATCCGGTTCGGAAAAGTGAATATAACTCGCTATTTTTTCACCTAAAGAGCCCATCACACTGTCTACAAATCCAAATTTGCTCTTAATTCCATCAATGAAATTCTGTATGAGATGTTCGCCCCATAGCCTTGCACCTTCCGCGATTCCCTCGAAGATGGTTTTGATCAAATTCAGCTTGGTTTCAATTTCGCTCCTGGCATTTTCAATCCTTGTACGGATTGTCTCTTCGATAAATCCGAAGCCGCCATCAACAAGCCCCTTGATGAAGTCTATTTTCTCCTGGAACTGCCCTTTGATGAAGTCCCACGCAATCTGTGAACCAATCTTCATGCCTTCCATGAACAGGGAGAACTTTTCCTTGATTTCTGCCCATTTTGCGGTGCTGTATTCCTTCACGGCATCTGTCACGGCGATCCAGTCAGCCTTGATCTGCTCCAGATGCTCCTTCGTGCGCTCAACCAGTAGCTGCCCTGCCTCCTGGATCTCTTCCCAGTTATGCACCCAAACAGCCACAGCCGCTGCCACAAGAGCAATAGGCCACAACAAGCTCATAAGTGATGCGCCAAGCCCTGTTGCTGCGCCATCAGCTGCAGCGAGCTCAGCTGAAACTGCACTCGCTCCGGAGAATCCTGCAAAAGCAGTCTTGATTTTTCCCACTGCCCATATAAGCTTTCCAATAGCAACAACCAAACTACCTATAACCACAAGTACCGGGCCCACAGCTGCTGCCACTCCTGCCATTTTAATCACTGCATCTTTTGTCTCCGGATCCAAAGCTTGCAGTTTATCAACAATCTCTTGCAATTTGTCAATCAATGGCTGGATGTAATTAGCTGTCAATTCTCCAAATGAATAGCTAAGCACATCAATGCTTGATTTTAACCGCTCAATAGATCCGCCTGTGCCTGACATCATGGCATTTGACATTTCATCAGTAGTGCCTGATTTTCGTAACGCTTGAGATAACTGTTCAACTTCCTCTGGAGCCGTTCCTATTAAAGCGAGCCATTTATCATAATGGTTTTTACCAAAAATAGCACTTGCAGTGGCAATTTGTTCCGCTTCTGATAGATCTTTGAATTTATCGTGTAACTCTTCCAGTATTTGACGAGAGCTTTTCAACGAACCATCCATGTTAGTGACGGAAAAGTTGATTCTATCCATTGCCATGGCCGCTTCTTTTGGTGGTTTAACAAGCCTTGCAAAACTGGATGAAAGAGCTGTTGCCGCTTCATTTGCTGGTATAGTTCTATTTGCCATTATACCCATGTACAAGATTAAATCTTCCACAGAGTATCCGGCTGTCCTAAACACATTCCCTGCATCTGCTACGTTTTCAGAGAGAGAATTTACATCAAGTGCAGAGTTATTGCAGCCATTAGCAAATACATCAGCATAATGTGATGCTTCATCCATGCTTCCGCCAAACGCTCTTATTGTGCCGACAAGCCCGGCAGATACAGTGTCAAGATCACCACCTTCGCCTGCCGCCAAATTCATGGCAGGAGCTAAAGCAGCCGCCGCCTCTTCCGCCGTAAGACCAGCACGAGCATAATTAAGCGCTGCCTGTGCCGCATCATTCATTCCAAAAGTGGAATTGCTTGCTGCTTCCTGCATAGCTTTGCTGAGAGACTGTGCCTGTTCCTCAGTATTGCCCATTGTTTTGTTGGCCAAGGTCAATGTCTTATCAACCTCTGCATAATTCATAAATGATGCAGTACCTGCAGCCACGATAGGCGCTGTCACATAAGTAGTGAGCCCTTTGCCAACATTCTGGATTCCACGGCCTGCATCCTCAATCTTTTTCCCGATTTCTTGCATGTGGTCGCCTGCAAGCTTTGACTGTTGAGATGCAACCGTTCCAAACTCTTTATATTCGCTTTCAAGCTTTTCAAGGCTTTGTTTTGTCTCAATAATCTCACGTTGGAGAGCGTCCTGCTGTCGGACAACATCATCAGTCTGGTCTTTTTGGCCAAGCTGCTCAAGGGCCGCCTCTTCTTCCTTCAATTTTTCCTTCGTGGCCTTGATTGCTTCCGTGAATGTCTTTTGCTTTTGCGTCAGCAGTTCTACATTCTTCGGATCCGCTTTCAGGAGCTTATTGATGTCTCGCATCTTATAGGCGGCATCACCTATCTGCTTTTCTGCGTTAGCAATCGCCTTGGTGAGCTCTTTGGTGTCAGCCCCGATCTCTATTGTTATGCCTTTAATTCTTTTACTTGCCATAATCAATCACCTATGATTTCATCATCTGCGTCAATTTCAACATGTGATACGTGTCTGATCCTGACTTTGGGATCAGCAAATAGGTCATATCCTGCTTCCTTCGCCCTTATACAGAAGGCAAGATCCTCACCAAAAGCGAGCGTGGGTAAAAACAGGATCCCGGAATTGTGTTTTATGTCTCTGAGCATCTGCACACTTGTCAGAACACACGCAAAACCGCTGCCAGCAATCTGGAATAGGTCATCAGGGTATGTTGTCCGGTGGTATCTGATAGCATCCGGCTCAAGCCTTGCAAAAACTGCTGATAGATATGGTTTGCGCCTTGCGTGGCATATCCCGGTGACATAATCCTTGCCATGCGCCTTCAGTTTTTCAAAAATATCATCCGGGAATACCATATCTGAATCCAGCCACAATACATGAGTGAAATTCTCAAGCCTTGCCCTTGCTGCCAAGTGTTCTCTTGCGTCATATACAAGGGATCCCGTTCTCATATCCACCACATAATCAATGCCATCTGCATCAAGCCTTTTCGTGAGCCCCAGCAGGCTATTTACAAATGCGTGGTGCATATAGTCGCTTGTTGGCACTGCTATCAATAACTTCATCCGTTCACCTATGCTAAAAACTTGTCAATGTCTTGTTGTTCCGCTTTATATGGATATTCATATTGATCGTTTTCAGCTTCGATCATCATGTCAAACACAAACCCGATGTCAAGCTGTTCAAGATCTTCAATGGATAGCCCGATCTGCACCGCCCTGAGAGTAAAAACCGCTGTGTTTGTCTCCCTTGCGGTCGGGCGATTCATTTTTTTTGCTTACTGCTATTTCCCTTGCTGCTGGAATAAATCCCAACAATCTCATTTATGTTTTCAATGAATGCCATAGAATCGAAATCTTCCAGCCATTCAATGTACAAATCCATGTTCTGTGCTTTCATGTCAGCCTTTGCCGCCTGCTTTGCCATGACAAACGCCAGCTTGCTTACAACATCAACATCAAAATTTCCCTCTGCGTTAATCATCCCGGACAACAGATCAGCTTTAAACAACTGCTTATACCTGATCAGCGTGGCGGCATTCGCCACCATGGGAACCGTCCTTTTTTCTCCGCTCGGACTCTTCAAAACAACTTCTCCGTACATGGTAATACCTCCCTTTTATATGCAGATTTAAGCCCCAAGAGAAGTCTCCTGGGGCTGTCATCTGGTGCCTGTTTTGTTTTAGGTTGTAGCCACGGGGCTCTCATACACCTCAGAATACCATCCATTGTAGGTGGAAGTATCAGTGTTGTCACCTGTGGAAGCCTTAACCTTGTGATCTGCCCTCGGAACAGCCGTAATCGTGATCGTTCCATGCGTGGGCGTGATGTTCTCAGCTTTGGTCTCGTTCTCGTTCTGCTCACGGGTTGCGGAGCACTTGTAGAAAACATTCCTGCGCTTTTTAGCGTCACCATTTACTTCAAACATCAGAGCAAAGTAAACAGTGGAGACATCATCGGTCTCGGTGTATACGCCGTTGGTATCCTTAGTCTCGCCAAGGATTGTCTCACGGAAGTCCTCCGGCATTACTTCATACTCAAAGTCGCCTTCATAACCGTTGTTGACTGCCTGCGTATACCATTCTGTGTCATCTGCATACTCTTTCAGAATATCGCCCTGCGGATCAAGAGACAGAGAAACAGCGCCCTGCCATGCCTTTACTGTTCCATAAGAGTAAGAGGTCACGCCCTGAGAATTAACTGTCTCAGTCAGCTTTGCATAATGTACGTTCTTAAGTCCGTACTGGATTTTGTTCGCCATTTATCAGCACCTCCATTGTGTAAGTAACCATCTGCATCTGTTCATCATCCAGCCAAGCCTCTTCCCGGTCATATACCATTTCATGGCTATCCAGGACCGCTTCAACTGCTGCTTCCGATGCAAAATCTTTAGTATCTGTGTATAATTCAATCGCCAAGGTCTCGATCCTGGCATAATTGATATTGTCAGCAGGCTCCGGGACGTTGCCTGTGTACAAATAGCAAATAAAAGGTGTCGCTTGTCCGGTCCCTTCTTCAAATGCCCTATAAGCAAAAGGGAAACCCATTTCTGCTATCATTTCAGCTATTTCTTGTAATGTCATGCTCCACCTTCTTCTCAAAATCTGTGATCAACTTTTCTTCAACCGGTGCAATGTGTGCCCGTCCATCTACTCTGCCGCCGCCACGTTT